TGCGTTGGTACATTTCGCTTGTGGCCTGGGACGTCTGGAGACGCAACCCTTGGAGGATTGCTTGGCTCTGTCTGATCGTTTGGTTCATGGCTATTCCTCAGTGTGGGTTGCATGTATTCGTCAGCACTCGGAGTACCTGCTGGTTGCCGTTAGTCGCAGGGGAGAGTGCTGACGGATAAAGGCGTGAAAAAGAAAGGCCCGTTGGACGTAGGCCCGTTGGACGTTCGGGCCTTTCGCAGATGCAGTAATTTTTTGGTTATGGTTTATTTCATGATGGTCATCCTCGAATGTGCGCCGTTGGCATCTTGGCGGGCGGTTGGGGCATGCAGGTGGCCGATATAAGCCGAAATTTCGTCCGCATCGGTGAACTCTGAAGCGATGGCACAGAGACCATCCAACAATCGTTGTGCTTCAGAGCTCACCGATGCGGCCTGGTGCTGGGGAGTACCAAGTGCTCGGGCAGTTATCGTCAGGCTGACGTGCAATGATGCAGTTCGTCCTATCGCCGCCGGAGGGGCGGGGCACATTGCTTGCCGGTCATTCACACGGTTCTGGTGTTTCACCATCGATCAGCCGTCCAGGTTGTTCCTGTCGTTGGCAGGCCTTTGGGCCTGTCTGCTCGCCGGTCGCCGGTAGAGGCAATGCGATTTGCTGTTTGTTGCGCTGATTGTTAAGGAGCGGCGGGAGATCCCGCATCGCCGGGTTGCTTCGTGGCGACGGATTAAATATCTCCCTAGGAGGTAATTAAGTCAACTCCCATGGAGATAAATATTCCGGCAGACATTAAAAAACCCGCATTGCGCGAGTTTTTTGGCGATCAGATATTGGCCGGGAGGCTCCAGGAGACGCGGGCGGCGCCGTCTTCTTCTCGACTCACTATTACGTGCTCGGTATCGGCTATGTCGTCAAGAAGCCGTTTCCAGTCTTCCTGGCACTCATCCGCGCCTCTTCGAATGACTGCCATCTTTCGTTTTTGGGCAGCGGGGGAACTGATGATTTTTTGGATGCGGAGTCCGAGAAGGTCAAACGAGTTTGGCGGGGTTGGTTTGTTTTTCGGTGTTGCCATCGCACTGCTCCTTTTGCATATGGATATACAGTGAATGGCTTGCTGCTTAAGCGCTAAAGATTAAGGATTAAAAACAATTATTTAGGAGAGAAAAGCCCGCAACTAGCGGGCTTCAGGAGGGAGGTACTTAGGGGGATTTATGACAAGTCGAAGGGCTCAAATTTAAATTCTACCCAGCACCTTGCTAGGGGCAAGGATTGCGCCTACGTAATGGATTTTATCGATATCAATCCGAGCTACGGTCAGCCTCTCACCGTAAGCCGAGTTGATCGACATGAGGCTGACGTCTTCTTCATTTTCGAAGAGCAGTTCTTTAACCATGCTCTGCCCATCAGTGGTGGTGACCATCACATACTCACCTGGCACTAGGCGGTGATTGGGCTCGCAGACGGCGATCCAACCACTACGAATTGCCGGAGCCATTGAGTCACCTTTGAGTCGGAGCGCATAGGCGTCTTCATCCCTAGAGTAGGTCTCAACCCATCCAGCAGCCTGGTCAAGACTAGTCCAATAGCCTTCGTGACCGAGTTGCGCCGTTCCGACAACATCGATTCGACGAGGAGCGCTGGTAATTGGCGGGCCAGGCTCGACGTTTGACTGCAATGATTCGACTTGTGGCGCAGCATTGGCGGCAATCGCCAATTCGGAGATTTCTTTCGCGATCCGTGGGCTGAATCTCTCTACGGGTATGCCGAGCATTTTCGCTATCTCAGCTGCCATTTCCTTGTTGAGCGCACGGCTACCGTTCAAGTGACTGCTTAGCGTGCCTTGGCTCATGCCTACGGAAAGTGCGATCTCTTCTTGAGTCAGCTTCTCGCCTCTTGGCGCACGCGAATTGTAGGCAGCCAGCTCCGCTTTTAATGCGGCGCACTCCGTCTTTTCCCACTCAAGTAATGGTCGTCTGTCGTTTTTCATTTCCGAAGAGTATTCCCGGTGGAGATACATATCCATCTCCAATGGAGTTGATTAAAAAAGCTCCATGGGAGATATTGTCGGTTCAGATACACCACCGGAGACCGGACAGTGCGTCAACTCACCCTCAGCCAATTTGCTACCGAGAAGGGGCAGACCAAGGCCGGAAATTTGTTAGGCATGACCCAAAGTTCAATAAATAAAGCTCTGCAGGCAGGGCGTGAGGTTTTTGTTACGGAGCACGCAGATGGCTCTTACACAGCGGAAGAGCTTAGACCGTTCCCAGTTCAAAGCGCGAAAAGGACGCGTCGCCGGATGCTGCCCATCTAATGAGCCAACTTTGAGCGCAATGGCGCCGAGAGAAAACTAGACAATGAAATCGCCAGTACTAGAAACCCGTCGCGCAGTGGTGATCGAGGTCGCGAAGAAATACCCAGGCGGCCAGGTATGCGCTTCAGCTCGCCTCAGTCTCGAACTGAAGCGTTTTAAGAATCAGGTTTATGAGAGTGGCGGCGTTGTTCCTCTTAGTGATGAGGAGGTTTACGTCCTCGAAAGCGAGCAGGGCACCACGCGCTTACCGGACTACATCTGCGCGATGTACGGCGGTGTATTTGTCCGCCTGCCTGAAGTCGGCGATCTCGACAACGTAGACATGCACCAGCGCTCTTTGCGTACTTCTGTGAAGCGCGGCCGGGTTGACCAGTTTCTTGCCCTCGCGCTGGAGGACGGCGAAATCACTGCCGTGGAAGCATCGGAGATTTTGGCCTTGCATGCCAAGCACCTAGCTGCGAGGCACGAGGAGGTGACCGCGCTGATCGAGTTGCACAAGTCGAAGCGTCCAGCCCGACCGCTAGGCGGAAAGGATTGATATGCAGTTCACGATCACGATCAACCAGGTCAAAGCGCTGGAGTGGGGGTTGAACTCGCAGCAGGCGTTGTTGTTTTCGTTTGTCTACGAGTGCCCTAGCTGGGCAAGGCCAATCAAGACCGATCACGGGATTTTCTTTGCCTTGAGCAAGGCAAAGATCGTGGAGGAATTGCCCTTGCTCACCGACAAACCGGATACCGCGTACAGACTTCTCAAAGGGCTCGAGACCGCAGGGTTGATCGAGCTATCCCACACTTCAAACATCAGTTTGTTTCGTTTGACCGAGAAGGCCAAAGAGTGGAATCGCAAGCTGGACGGGTCGGAAAAATATCCGACCTCTGATGTGAGCCAAGGTCGGAAAAAAATCCGATCTACCTCGGAAAAATCTCCGAGCAAGGTCGGAAAAATTTCCGAACAGGGTCGGAAAAAAATCCGAGAAGGGTCGGAAAAATCTCCGACAAATCAGGGTACCAGTAATCAGGGTACCAATCAGGTAACCAGTAATCAGGAGAAGCAGGGCGCTGACGCTCCAAGCAAATCGCCAAAGTTTGATCCGCTGATGGTCAAACCGGAAAATGTCAGCGTCGAGGTGTGGGCCGACTGGTGCCAGCACCGCAAGGAAATCCACAAACCCCTTACCGCCAAAAGCTGCGAACAACAAGCCAAGGCCTTGGCGGCACACCCAGCCCCCGATTCCGTGCTGGTCCTTTCGATCAGCAATGGATGGACAGGGATCTTCCCTGACAAGCCGGTCGGCCTCGCACATTCACTTCCAGTCAGTCGCCACTCCGGCTTCGACACTCGCGATTACAAGGCTGGCACCAAGGAGAACGCCAATGGCACCTTCCGTCTCTAATCTCAGTGCTCACATAGACCGCAAATTCCGCGTCATCGGCCGTAAACCAGCGAGCTGCTTCGATCATGGCGATTACTCGGCGGTCATCCTCAAGGGCGGCAGCCTGTCAGGCTGTCCGATCTGCGCGAGTAACCAACGCGATATGCAAGAGCTTGAGCGCAAGCGCTCCCAGTTTCGGATTGTTCAACAGTCGAGCGCCCGGATTCCAAAACGTTTCGCGGAAAAGACATTCACCGACTTCGTCGTGTCGAAGCCGGCACAGCAGATTGCGTTGGATGCTTGCTCCGACTACGTCAAGAACTTTTCGAAACACCGCCGGGAAGGTCGCTGCATGTTGCTGCTGGGGAAGGTTGGCACTGGCAAAACCCACCTGGCCATTGCCTCGGCTAGTCACCTGATCAATGAATGCATGGTTAAGGCGATCTACCGCACGGTGGGCACGCTCATCAGCGAGATCCGGGCGACGTTCAATGATCGCTCTGGCGAGTCTGAGGCGCACATCTTGCGTGAGGTGATCGGCGCGGACTTGCTGGTGCTCGATGAAGTCGGCGCTACCAAGCAGAGCGAGTTCGAGCTGGCCACCCTGTTCAGCATCATCAACGGTCGGTACGAGCAATGCCGTCCGACGATCATCGTCAGCAATCTGTCTCCCGCCGAATTGAACGACGCTATAGGCGCGCGCTGTGTCGACCGCATCCGCGAAAACGGGTGCATTGGCGTGGCATTCGAGTGGGAATCTCAACGCGGTAAGGAGGGCTTCTGATGGGTATCAGCTTGGAAGTACCCGATCGCCGCTTGGCTATTCCGGATCCGGCAAACTATCGGTTTGCCGTGTTCTGCTGCTCTTTCAAGTTGGACCTGAGTGATACACCGGACCACGCGTTGGCACTGTTCGCGAATCAGGCGATGGCCGAGCGCTATGGCGTCTGGATGTGGCCAACCACCTTCCAGGTCGTTGACCTCGACGATACCCCCGGTGCACGAACATGAACGCTCTGGTGAAAACCCTGACCGTCAAACTGTCAGATGCCGAAATCGAACGCAATGCCAAAAAGCTGCATGTACGCGACTTGCGCGATGCCAGTCACCCCGCGTTGCACTTTCGCTTTGCGAAGAATCGCGCTCGCGGCTCCTGGTACCTGTTGAACAAACGCCAGTGGCACCGCATCGGCGCCTTTCCCGACCTGTCCACCAAGCAGGTGGTCGCGGCGTTGCCGGCGGTGCGCTTGCGCGTGGCAGCCGATGGCGCTGCCAGTGTTTCGGGTTGGGTCACTGTCGGCGAGCTGCTCGACTGGTTTGCTGATCGCATGTCGCGCTCCCGTTCGCTGTCGGCCAAACGCCGGTCAGCCATCAAGTCAGCCATCAACTGCCAGCTCAAGCCACGCCTGGATGATCTGCTCATTGGTGACGTCAACGCCCAGACATTGGACAAACTGCTGATGTGGCCGGCTCAGGCAGAGCTGTCGCTGTCATACGTCCAGCAGCTCTACCGCCTGCTGGCCATGGCCTTCCGGCAGGCCCGCAAGCTGGACCTGATCCCGATCAACCCGATGGCCGAGCTCAAGTTCGGCAACTTCACGACAGCGCGCATCCTGCCCAAAGCCGCGCGCCTGCGCGACGTCCAATTGCCCGAGCTGGTGACGCAGCTGATCGAACGTTTCGACAGTACGCCAGGTGACGCCATGCTGGCCCTGATGATGCTGTGCCACGGCACTCGCATCGGCGAAACCCGCCAGTCCCGTTGGGCCGACATTGCGCTGATGGAGCGTGAGTGGTTCCTGCCGGCCGAGCACACCAAGAGCAAGACCGAGCTGCGCGTGCCGCTGACCGATCAAGTCTGCGCATTGCTGCGCCGCTACCGTGATCGACAGACCGTCCAAGGCTACGAGGGGCCGTTCCTGTTCCCGTCTCGCCGAGGCAAGGCGCTGAGCGATAACCAGGCCAGTGCCGTGTTTACCCGACTGGGGCAAGGCGCGTGGACCAGTCATGACCTGCGCAAGGTGGCCCGTACCGCATGGACAGACCTCGGTGTAGACGGCCACATCGGCGAGATGTTGTTGAACCATTCGCTGGGCAAGATCGCTTCGACCTACATCAACACCCAGGCTAAGGAGCAGCGTCGACTGGCTCTGGTGAAGTGGCACAACTGGTTAGATGAGCGCGGCTTCAAGGCGATCCACCAGCAGACAGACGTTAGATATGAAGAATCGCAAAACCTCGTAGACGCCTTGAATAGCGCGGCCTGCGAGTCCATTCCGCAATTTGTTAAGGGCGAGGTTTGAAAACATGAAAAATGCCCAGGCCCATGGCTTTCGTAAGGCGTGGATTGAGCTGGAGCACTGCTTGACCTGCGAGGGCAAAGCGGTGGTGCAGGGTGTTTTCTATGAGCTGGTTTGCAGCGATTGCAACGGATCAGGTTGGGTCATGGCGGGGAGTCGGTTGATGCTTCCTACAGACGAATTGGTGACACAGCTCAGCCTCCGATTGCAGCAGGCTCAGTGCGAAATTGAGGTGCTGAAGCGAGGGCCATCGTTTTCTGGCCCGGCTGCGTACTACCAACAGAACAACCGTCGCGGTGCCGGCGGTTCAAATTACACTGGGGATTGAAAGCATGATGATTCGTAAGCCGGCAGGCCGACCTTTGGGTGATACCGAATACCTGGTGGAGCAGTGGGGTTGGTGGCGGATGGATGGGGCCGGGGTCCCAACCTATATTTCACCGACTTTTGCGCTAATGCGTCAGGCGGTGCCGCAAGTGTCGGCTAGTAAAAGCTATTGCATCACAGATGAATGGGCCGGAGCCATTGATAGTGCGATTGCGCGGCTCTCACATCGTGACCGACAAATGGGCGATATTATTTGGCTTTACTACGGTGCTAAATGGCCCATGCTTCGGGTTGGCAAGCACTACGGTATGAGTGAAGGGAAGACCCGGGAATTAGCGAGGGCAGGTATCGCGTGGATCGATTGTGCTGTCGATGAAATGCGGAAAGCTGCTTAAGGTACTGGCTGATTGCTGCCTGCCGCGAAGGCAGCAATCGGCCCAGAGTGTGTAAAAACGCTTCGCCAAAATTGAAGTGTGCGCGTCTACTTTAAATCTTAAATTTATCGGCACGTCAGCAGATGTGGATTTCGTGTAGAAGCGCGATTTTCAGTCCGGTTTTTAGTACCTGTCGCGCTCTAAACGTTTTTTACACAGCCTCGGCCATAAGCGGCCATTCGATGCGAACCGCATTTGGCTCTCGTAGGCTATTGTTTTTTTTGGATGCATGCTGACCTAATGGCGAATTGACATAGGGGACATGGAATGCACGAATCGTTGACGACTATTCAAACCCAGCTAGAAGCTGTGATTGCACAGATAAAGACCACAGTGCCTAACGACGAGCCGTTCGGGATCGCACATGGCAACTGGTCGTTCCCTGGACTTACGAGATCGGAATTAATCGAAGAAGCACAATCAATCATTGAGTTGATTGATGACAACGATATTGATGAACTGGGGAATTCGGAAAGCCGGATTAAGGATTACGCTCGGCGCATAGCGTACTTGCATGGGGCTACCGTTCCGAATATTTGGGGCAGCGCAGCCACTGCCATTCCCACATATATGCTAACGCTTGAGGGACTGCGCAAAGCTCTTGAGCCCGTCTTGAAGGCAGACGAACGCGCAGAGGCGCAAGCAAAAATCCGTAGGCTGACTGTGCAGCTACGGGCTATGGAGGCGCGATTTAAGGGGTTAGAACCGCGCACTACTGACCTAAGTTCAATGGTTGAGAGGATTGAACAGGCCTATACCGCGGCTGATCAGCTTCCAGCCGACTTGGAGCAGTTGTCAGAGGCGAAAAAGACGATAGACGACCTTGCTCAAGCAGCAACAAAAGACCAAGCCCGTATCCTGACGCTTCGAGAGCACGCCGACGAACTTGATGCTCTGCTGAAAATAAGTGCGGAGGAAGCGGAAGCGGTGCTAAAACGCTGCGAGACAGCTTACTCGGCAGCGACAAGCGTTGGGTTGGCGGCCGCATTCAGCGAGCGCTCTATCGCTCTATCCAAGTCGATGTGGTTCTGGGTTGCTGGACTTGCCGTGGCCCTTGTGGGGGGGAGCTATTTCGGCTCCAATCAGCTCCACACGCTTTCAGAGCTTTTCCAAATTCCAAATATATCGACATCGGTAGTGACACTGAATTTGCTATTGTCGCTGTTATCGGTTGGCGCTCCTGTTTGGTTTTCATGGTTGGCTACAAAGCAGATAGGACAACGATTCAGGCTTGCTGAAGATTATGCCTTCAAGGCATCCATTTCACGCGCGTATGAGGGTTTCCGGCGAGAAGCTGCTGGGTTTGATAAAGAAATGGAAGCGAAGCTACTTTCATCTGCGCTTGCTCGGTTCGATGAGCTTCCTCTCCGGCTCGTAGAACCTGATAGCCATGGAAGTCCTTGGCATGAACTTGCTTCGTCGGACGTTGTTAAACAAGCATTCAAAGCCGTGCCAGGTTTTGCTGAGCAAATAAAGGACCTCGCGGGCAAAGCTGTTGATGCTATGACCCCTTCAAAAGCGAAACCAACACCAACACCAACACCAACATCAGCACCGCCCGAGTAATCGCAACTAGCTTATGCAGCGCTTACACACCGCGTGGAAGGCATAATCCTACTAGGCTGGGTATGCTGCCACGTGGTTGTAGGCAACCAACTCAAGTTTATTTGTTCGTTGGATCGATGGTGTGGACATGCCTACACTTTTGGCTCACCTCGTGCGGTAGTGCCTAGTGATTACTGATGTGGGTAAACTGAATAGCGCCCTAGGGAACATTGACGATAATATCGGTGCCGTGCGACACAGAGTTGCAGAGCTGGCCGCCGCAAGCGTCGAGCTGCAGCCAGTTCCATCCCGTTGTTTGAACGATGATCTGTATAGATTAGGGGACAAGATGGTATCTGGTGAAATGCAGATGCAAGCGGTACCTGATCGCATGCCGAACAAGCAATGTTGGATGCTGTTCAAGGTGGCTAATCTAGATCGACTACAGGCGCTGCAGCGTGGCCTGCTTTACATGAATAGCGTCGACTATTTCGCGAAGCTTGAAGGTGAAGCCGGCGCTGCACTTCGAAGGGACGCGCTTGAAAATGTGTACCTTAAGCTCAGCTCTGGCATGAGGGAGGGGGTACGCA